GTTAAACCCAAAAGAAACTTTAAAAAGTATCAAAGCTCTTTTAAGCTCTGAGGTTGTTTCTGAGGAAGTTGTTGAAACTCCTGTTGAAGAAGTAGCTTTAGAAGAAGTAAAAGAAGAGGCTACTGAAGAAGTTGCATTAGAAGAAGCTCCTGTAGAGGAAGCTCCTGCTGAAGAAGAAGCTCCTCAAGATGAGTTTGTTTCAGTTGCAGTTTTTGAAGAAGCTATTTCTATGCTTATTGCTGAAATAGAAGCTCTAAAAGGTAATACTGAAGAAGAAGCACCTTCTGAAGAACCTAAAGAAGAAGAATTATCTGCTGAAGTTGACGCAGAGGAATCTACAGAATTATCTGTTCACAATCCTGAAGTTCGACAAGTAAAAAACAACGCAAACAAGGCAAGAAATACAAAAGAGTCTGTTTGGAATATAATTAACGGCTAAAAAAAATAAACTATGGCTACAACTTTGAACATTACTTCCTCATTCGCGGGAGTTCACGCAGGAAAATATATCTCTGCATCATTATTGAGTGCTAACACTATCCTTAAAGGAGGAGTAGAAGTTAGACCAAACATTAAATTTAAAGAAATTGTTAGTAAATTAGCTACTGATGATTTATTAAAAGACGGTACTTGTGACTTTACAGCTACATCTACTGTAACAAAAACTGAGAGAATCCTTGAGCCAAAAGAGCTTCAAGTAAATCTTCAGCTTTGTCGTCAAACTTTAAGACAAGATTGGGATGCAGTTGAAATGGGTGTTGGAATTATGAATGACAATATGCCTAAAACTTTCCAAGATTACTTAATCGGTCACGTTGCTGAAAAAGTAGCTGCTGCTATTGAAGTATCTATTTGGAGAGGCGTTGACGGTGCAGGTCAATTTGACGGATTCGCTACATTATTAGCTACTGATGCTGATTTACCTGCTGCTCAAGAAGTTGCATCAACGTCTGTGACAGCTGCCAATGTAATCGATGAACTCGGGAAAATCGTGGATGCTATTCCTGCTTCATTATATGGCAAAGAAGATTTACATATCTATGTATCTCAAAACATCTACAGAAGTTATGTAAGAGCTTTAGGCGGATTTCAAAGTGGAGGTCAAGGAGCTAACGGATTCAGAGGAGAAGGTAATAACCAATCTATGGGAGATTTAGTATTTGATGGCGTAAAGTTATTTGTTGCTAATGGTTTAGCTGACAATACTGCTATCTGTGCTGAGAAATCTAACTTATTCTTTGGCACTGCTTTATTAAGTGAGATGCAAGAAATCTCTATCTTAGATATGAGAAATCTTGACGGAAGTCAGAACATTCGTTATGTACAACGTTTTTCTGCAGGCGTGCAGTACGGGAACGTAGAAGATATTGTAACTTACGGAATCACAAACGCAGCTAACTAAGATAAACTTAGAAACTGATAAATTTAAAGGGTAGTTTAGTGATATGCTATTCTGCCCTTTTTTAATAACTAATAAAAAAATTTAATATATGGCTTGTGAAATTCAGGCAGGGCGTTTAGAGCCGTGCAAAACAGTTGGAGGTCTTAAGAATGTTTACTTCGGTGCATTTGACTCTTCACAAACTTTCACTTTAGGTGCTAATGGTGAGATTACTGCTTTCGGTAATGCATTAACAGTATATAGATGGGAGCTTAGAGGAGCAAACACAATGGACGAAGCTAACGAATCTTCAAGAGATAACGGAACTTCTTTCTATACCGCTACAGGTACTTTCCAATTCAAAAAGCAGGATGCTGAGGCTCGTGCTGAATTAGAGAAATTATCAAATGGTGTTCACTACGTTATAACAGAAGGTTATGACGGAAGTGTAAAAATATATGGTTTAGATGATGGTGCTGAGGTGTCAGTAAATTCTGCAAGTGGTGCAGGTATGGGAGATTTCAATGGTTACAATGTAACTGTTACTTCTTTAGGTACTATCCCGGCAAGATTTACTTCATTGTCTGCAACTAATCTAACAGTAAGTTCAACCTTTTTAACAGTATAAGATATGGCGTGTGAAATTAGCTTAGGGCGTACAGAACCGTGTAAAACAGTAGGTGGTTTAAAAGCTATCTACTTAGTAAATTGGATTGACGGATTAGATTACCAAGTAGACGCTGATGATGCTATTGACTCTTTTGGTGTAGATGCTCCTATAACTGCATATAAGTATGAGTTAAG